CCACTGTCATACCCATCGTTGACAGAGATGAATCGAACGCCCAGCAATGGAAAAATGCGCTCCATATAATCGCCTGCTTCGATGTAGTCGCGGGCAAACCGGGAAAAGTCCTTTACGATAATCGTTTTCACCTTGCTGTCCTGCGCATCCTGGATCAGCCGCTGGAACGCAGGGCGGCTTGTAGAGGTGCCGGAATAGCCATCGTCCACATACTCCTGACGCGGCTCTGCAGCCAGTTCCGGGCGAGCCATGATATACCCCTCTACCAGTCCGCGCTGGCCCTGAATGCTGTTGCTCTCGGCCTTATCAGCACCCACATCCTCGTCTGCAAGTGAAAGCCGGTAATAGGTTCCGATCATCTGCTGCTCACCGCCTTTCAAACGTGTAGATCAATTCTGCCTTTACGATTTCCTCTGCACGATTTTCCAGATTTCTCATGCGGCGCACCCACTCCATCTGATTTTCTTCTTTCAGTTTTTCTGAAATGCTCTCCCGCTGGCTCATCTGCTCGATCAAAACCTCATATCGCTCTGCTGCCTGTTCTTCCACGTCTGCCAAAACAGCGTCCAGCTTTCCATTCAGCAGCAGGCTCTGATAATAGGCTGGTTTTCGCAGTTTCAGGTACGCCTTGTGCAGCATCCCCCAGCGGCCAACCGGACGAGTCCGTGGCACTTTCAAGGCTGGCAGGTAATAATCGCCAATCAAAACATATTCCATTCCTGTCCGGGCATCATAGATTTTTTCTTTCATTGTCTGTCCTCCTTTTTCGTTAGAACACAAATTCCGTATAAGTATTTTTCTTGTGATCCACTTCAATTTTCTTTACATACTGCTGCAGATTATCTGCCGTTAAAAGAACCTCTGTGTTGCCTGCGATTTGCTTTTTCTGCTGCAATTCTTCTTGAACAACGGCCAGTTCTTTCTCTTTTTCAGCTTTTGTCTGTCTGAATGCCTCAATTTCATTCTCTACATCCTGCTTCAATTCCAAGAACTTTTCTTTTGAAATTTTTCCAAGGACATACTGCTCGTAGCCGCTGCGCTTCTGTGATTCCAGTCGAACGATATTGCCTGACGCCTGTTCAATTTCACGTTTTGTAGCTATTTCTTTTGATTGGAATTTGCTTCTTCCAGAGCTTTTCCGTGCCAGCTTCTGCAAATCACGGTGTTCTTCCATCCGCTGGTGCAACTCCTTGTTAATGCCGTTCCAGAGGTCTTTCTCTGAAATTGAAACATGGCAAGATGCACAGTAAAAATACAGCGCACCATCACTTTGCCAATGACAAACCAATTTTTCTCCGCACTTTTTGCAAAAAATTCTGCCTTTGAAGATGTTCGGATTGTTCTTTCTGCGCTGTCTGCACCACTTTTTTCGCTCTTCCTTGACCGCTTGCTCGGCTTCCCGCAATGCGGAAACTTCATCAAACAGTTCCCAGCTGATAATCGCCGGATGGCTGTCCGGCACCATCCGCCAGCTTTCCCGTGGATTCTGCCCGATTTTCCGATTCGTTTCATCGTAGGCGATGCGGTTATACACCATGGTTCCCGTGTAGACCGGATTTTCCAGAACCTTTGTCACGAAAGCCGGCTGCCATGCAGGGTCCTTTACCCGCAAGGTGTTTTTCAGGTATCCCAGCTGACAGCGGCGTGTAAAAGGTGTCTGGATTCCCTGCGCAGACAACTTCTTTGCAATCTCGCGCTCTTTCATGCCGGATTTCTTCCAGAGAAAAATCCGAACTACCACATCGCTGACTTCCTCATCCAGAACCAAATGATTCTTCTGATCCTTTTTGTAGCCAAATGGAACAGGGGTATAGATTTCTCCCCGCGCTTCCTTAGAGCGAAAGCACGACTGAATCTTCTGGGACAGGTCTTTCGAGTACATTTCGTTGATCATGCTCTTGATCGGCACCAGCATCCCGTCCCGGCTCTGGCTGTTCAGGCTGTCATAGTTATCGTTGATGGCGATAAATCTTACGCCAAACAGTGGAAACACTTGCTCCAGATACTGACCTGTTTCCACGAAATTACGACCCAGTCGGGAGAAGTCCTTTACCACAATGCAGTTGACTTTCCGCTCCTGCAGTGCTTTCAGCAGCCGTTCAAATTCCGGGCAGTCAAAATTTGTTCCTGTGCACCGTTTGTCCGCAAACACATCCAGCAGCATCAAATCATCCCGGTGATTGATGTACTCCTTGATATAGGAAATCTGCACTTCCAGCAATTCCGTATCCCGAAGCACATCATCGAAATCAGACAATCGTGCGTAAATTGCGGTTTTCCAGATACGGTGCGGTGCGCTCTCCGCTTCCCGCTGCGCCGCACTTACCTTCTTGCTTACTCTTGCCATAAGTCGGCTTCTCCTTTCATGCAGACACTTCACGCTGCCCCATCTGCTTTTGATGCAGTTCTTCCAGCAGGTCTGCAATTTCATCCTGGAATCGGAACGTAATTTCCACCCGATTGCCCTCGTAAACTTCGATTTTCTCAATCAATTCGACAATCATCGGGCGGGTGATTTCTTCCAATTTTCGATACTTACGGTACACATCCAGAAACGGATAAGCGTTTGGAGCAGTCTGTAGGTTTTGCCGTTCTGCTTCCAGTTCTGTGATTTTGCGGTCATACTCTTCGATCCGCTTGCTGTACAGTTCGTTGTAGTTCAAAAAATCCTCCCGTGTGAGGATTTCCTCTGCGTAATCCCCATACAATTTTTCCTTAATGCCCTGGGTATGGGCCTTTTCTGCTGTCAGCTGCCGAATCTGCCGTTCGATGCGCCGCACACGGTAGGGTTCCTGCTGGGCCTGCCGGATGCTTTCTACAAACTCTGCTTCCTCCATCACGATCTGGATCTGCATCTGGAGCGCATTCCGCACAATGTTATAGAGCTTTTCATCCCGCAGGTTATGGCTCGTGCAGCTGCCCTTGTTCTGTTTGCTGCCGGAGCACTGATAATAGATATACCGCTTTCCCTTATAGCTGGCCGACCTGCGCACCAGCCGGCTGCCGCAGTCCCCACAGTAGAGAAAGCCTGCAAACAGGGCCACCGTTTCGGCATCGTTCGGCCTGCGTGTTTCGGTTTCCAGAATCCGCTGCACCAGTTCAAACTGCTCTGCCGGAATGATTGCTTCATGGGTATTGTCCACGATTACCCAGTCCCTCATCGGCACGTTCATTTTCTTTTTGGAGCGATAGTCCAGTCTCCTTGTCTTTCCCTGCACCAGTTTTCCGATATAGACCTCGTTGTGCAGAATGCGGTCAATCGCCTTGGCAGACCACGGCGGCTCATCGCTCTTGCGGAAATGCAGGCTCAGCTTTGCACCGCTCTGCAACTTTCGTGCAGCTGGGGACGGTACCTTTTTCGCATTCAAACGATTTGCGATGCCCTGATTGCTCATGCCATTGATCTTCCAGCGAAAAATGTCCTGCACTGTTTCCGCTGCCAGTTCATCCACGATCAACTTCGTATGATTGACAGGGTCCTTTTGGTATCCATAGGTTGCAAAGCTCCCCACAAAATCGCCGCGCTTGCGCTTGACCGCAAGCTGGCTCTTGATTTTGACGGAAATATCCCGGCAGTAGGCATCGTTGAGCAGATTCCGCATCGGGACCATGATGGAATCACTGGTCTTCCACGCAGATTGGCTGTCATAATTGTCCGTCACTGCAATCAGCCGGACCCGCATAACCGGGAAAATCCGTTCCAGATAGCGTCCCACCTCAATATAATTTCGCCCGAAGCGAGATAAATCTTTCACCAGAATGCAGTTGACGGTCCCTTGTTCCAGTTCCTGAAACAGCTTTTGGAACGCAGGCCGTTCAAAGTTCGAGCCAGAGTAACCATCGTCCACAAACTCATCCACGATACACAGTTCCGGGTGATCTGCGGCATAGGCTTCCAGCAGTGTGCGCTGGTTTGCAATGCTGTCGCTCTCTGTCTTATCGCCATCCTCACGGGATAAGCGTAAATACAGGGCTGTACGATAACGAGTTGAATTTTGCTGCGGTTTCTTCTGCGAATTGATATCAGGGTATAACAAAAGCCTTCCACCTCCTTAACGAATCGGCAATACTGTTCGTCAGAGA